CAAACAGAATGCTCATAATAGAACTCACATCACTTTCAAGCTTTTCAATTCTTCTTGCTTGTTCTTTTTTAGCGATATGATCTTGTAGAGCCCTAACATTAGTATTTATTAGGGCTCTAGTTGTTATATCTCTTGAGAAGTCTTTTTCGTCGGTTTGTATCATGTGAGTGCGAGTGCTCTTAGATCTTTTACTCTTGGAACAACGTTGTGTCCAGCCGATTCCATTACAATCTTTACTGCAAAATACTTGTAGTTTGTATAGACTGCACCATTTGGATCGATATAATTGATTGTACCGGAATTGTCCCAAGCACCTTCACCTGCTAGCTTAGCTGTAGTACCAAGATAATACTCGTAATCATGGTAGTCATAACGGTTCGCAGTAGAAGATCTTACGTTTGTTTCTGGCTTGAGTGTTAATTCAGTCCATTCGACTTCATTAAACGTTCTATTGTCAGTAAACGACTGGAACTTCATGTACACGCGTAGTTCTGTTCCGACTGGCTTATAAGCTCCAATAAGAACTCTAGCATGTGTAGCATCCATACCATCTGCAAGTTGTACCATCTTTGATACATACTTAGAAGTAGCCGCACCAACTCTTCCACGCTCAGTGATATCATTTGCCGCAATATCATTAACTCGATATTCTGCAAGAAGTACTGATGAAATTTCATGGTCGATTACTGGTGATGTATCTCTAGTTGTTGCAGACTCGTTTTTAAGAGTAACTTGTAGTTCGAACCCAGAAGAAGCCGGATCGTTAGACTTGCTCTTAATATAGTATGTATTTTCGTAAAGATAATTTGTGTCATTAAAGGCTAGGTTCTTCGTGCCGCTTTCATCTACCCCGTTATAAAGTTTTGTTGCTCTCAGAGTCGTACTTGTCTTAGTGAAGTTCGTACGATAGATAGCTGGCTGAATGTAACTTATTGGTAGGTTCGATATAGCAGTAACCTGCGCAGTAGCAAGAGAAGATTCTCCGACTACGGTTGTTGATGATGTAAACTTAGTTAATGCATCTGCTGTAGAATCTTCTAGGATGATCATTTGAGGATCGCCATTATTTACTTCGATCATGTTACCTACAGCACTCTGATAGTGAGTAGCATTTGCGATTTCAGTTACCGTTGGTACGTCTTGAAGAACCATAGAAGTATTATTAGTCACAGATCTAATCTTAAGCACTTGATAAGTATATGGCGCACTTGCACCGATCTTTACAACTAGGTGTTTGCCTGCTGTGTAAGTACTTAGGAATGAAGTTCCGCTTCCAGTAACACTTGTATTACCTTCATTAAGTGAAAGCGTACCTGCAGCAAAGCCGGATGTCTTATCGGTGAATACGTATTCACCACCTAAGAATGTACCAGAAATATTCTGCACACTTAGGAACTCGTGGTCTTTGTTAGTAAGTTTGACAGAACCTGTAGCAGCAGTAAATCTTGAAGCATAAAGTTTAAACTTCAAATTTTCATTTTGGTATGGTGTCCAGGTCTTGTTATTGGTTGATGTAAACAGAACACCAGAATTTGTGTCTTGAGTAATAGCAAGATTACTATCAACATCAGTGCCACCTGTGCGGCTGATCCATACAAGATAATCAGGATCATTTGCGTCAGGTGCAATAACGATAGCATATTCAGTATCAGTCTTAAGTGCTACAGGCGCGGTAAACGTAATAGTTGTTGCTCCATATGCTGTAGTGTTATTAGCAACAGATGCTGTTGGAGCATTCACTTGCGCTGCAGTTAGATAAACTGAAGAGAATGGAATTTCATTACCAGCAGGATAGCCATTAACTACTTCTCTAATTTGCACACCAACACCTGCACCGACTTTACTCTTTTTAGCAAAGTACAAATCTAGTCTAGACACAAATACATCGGTATCAGACGACGCATCTTTGTCAATGATAAATGTTTGCGCAATTGGGTCTGATCTTCTTCTTCTGGTTACTGTAGTAACATCGACATCAATCAAGAAAGATGGTGGGCGTGTAATGGTTGATAGCGTCGTCTTTGAAGCCGAGAAGTTAAAACCACTATACGTTGCACTGGCACTAGAAGTCGCTGCATCTCTATTTGCGATATCAGGAACATCTAGAACTTCTAGAATTCTGTCTCCAACATAGAACGTTTCAGCAGGAATTCTGAATACTGCGCTGAGTGTACCTTCAGCGTCGGAAGTCATAACACGTCCACCAAAATTAGAAGTTTTGACAATCTTATTTGGCACAGTGATAGTTGCGTCGTATCTGCCAGATGCTACATGCGCATCAACATTTTTACCGTCGAAGAAGAAATAGAATCGAGTAAAAGGTCTTAACCCAACAATGTGTGCACTAACGTTTATGCTTCTCATAAACGGCGAGAAGTTGACATCAGTAACAAAATCACCAATTTTATTCGTAACCGCATCACCAGCAACAGTGTCAAGTGTCGTAGTTGTAATTTGGGTTACGCGATTACTTAATCTTGTGCTTTGTGTCTTAGTAAGAGGAATGACTTCACTAAGAGCTGCAGTAAATTCAATGAAAGGAGTCGCAAGGTCAATGTCGATATTTACGTCTGGAGCTTTTACAGTATCTGGACCAGAATCATATCCAGGAGTAATAGACATCTTACCAGCGTAATTGTAGAAGCTAGTCACGCAGTTTTTATAGTTACTTGCATACGGCTGTGATGTTGACTCAAGATAGTAATCTGTCTTTGGCAATGTGATTGCCACATCATTAAAGTTTGTGACGTTTGTCGTAGAAGCAACCTTCAAGCCAAGAGAGTGTTGTCTAAACTTAGGATGAATATCTTTGTTTGAAGGATCGATAGCTGCAGCAAACTCGCCACCATTTACGTCGGCAAGAATTAGATTATCAAAGTTATCAACAAAGATACCGTTTTTGAAACGATTTGCACCAGTGCTATCTGTAACCATAAAGTCTTTTGCTGAAGTTTCAAGCAGTGACAATGATGTGTAATATTCTAGATTGCCAAGTCTTTTTTCGATTCCTCCAATTTCAGCCATAGTATAGCGCTTCGTCTGATTAGAGCTAATAGCAATACCATAATCTTTTTTCCCAACCGCGTTTGCTTTTGAAGAAGGAAGACTTGGAAACGGTGGAATGTTCATACGTGCAAGTACCATACCCTTTGTTGGCTCTTGCGGGTATGCAGGATGATCTGAAGCAGTTCCGCCAATTACAGCAAATTCACCGTTCTTGTCGATGATTACTATATCATTACGACCTAAGTAATAATCAAGATTTGTTTCAACAATCGCATTTGGTGCTACGAATTTTCCAGCACTGAAAGTTTCAGTACTCACTGGGTTTAATGTTGCAGCCGCAGCAGTAGCAGCGTATGCTGCAGTGTTTGCAGCATACGGTCTAACATCTATAACATCTCTAAGATAATATTTGGTACCATTATCAGCAGTGTATGCTGGAATATTTTCTGTTCTAATTTTGTTAGCTGGTAGTGGCGATGTAACATCATCTACAGGGTAACTATTTACAACGAAGAAATGACCAGGATTGCTATCTTTTTTGAATGTACGAACTTTTGCAATAATTTTATCGTTTGTACTAATGGTCAGAGGAGTCTTAAGAGTAATACGAGACAAACCGTAGTAGTCGTCGTACTGTCTATTTTCCAATCTGAAATAAGAAGTATAGTTTGAAGTTGAGCTATTTGACGTAGCATAACCTTCTAGAGTAGCATCAGATACAGCACTCCCAACTTTCCAAACGCCTTCAATAGAGTACACATCAGGCAAGCCTAGAATGTAACTACCAGTAGTAGTTCCAGCGTTTAAACTGTTAGCACTAAACTTGACGTAAGTGGTCTCAAGAGTTTTAGCGTTTCTGATACTGTTAATAGCACCAGCTCTTTTAGCATTAAAATACGCAGTGACGTTGATATTAGATGCGGGAGTTTTAACCAACACTACCGTAAGTACGGATCCTGCTACACTTGCACTCGTAATCTCAAGAACTTCTCCAATACTAATATTACTTGGGGAAGCTGTTGCAGATGAGTCGGAGACAACCATAATCTCTTTAATCTGATCAGATGTTAGAGATCCAGTGTATGGAAAGGTATCGGAGTCAGCAGGAGTTAATGTAAAGGTATTAGTAGATAAGCCAACAGTTTGAGTAGCAGATGTTCTGTATGTATAGTTAGAAGACGTAATTGTGCTAACAGCAGACTTACCTGTTTCAAAGAACATTCTTGAGAATGATGAGTCAACAAGTACACTGTTGTTTGAAACCAATACCGTGTTCGCTGAGCCAGTTGAGACTGATGCTGCAACTGTACGTGTATTCTTAAACGTATATCCACTATTCATCTTAATAGCGAAAAGGTATAGTCTATATACACCAGTTGAGTCACGTGTAACAGATCTTATTCTAGCTGTACCAATCGTTGTACCGCCGCTGTTTTTAAGATTTACAAGTTCAAACGTCGTAAAGTCAAACTTGCCAGTGTAACCATTTACGATTACATACTGTCCATAGTTAGCATTTATGTTTTGATTAGTAATGGTCGATGTAGTGTTTGCTTCTGGAATATCGATCGAAATTTCGTTTAGTAATTCTACACGTCGTCCATCTACATAGCCAAGACCTTTTCCAATGTACACAGAAATGTTGTTGGCATCAGTAAGAGATTCGCCTACACGTACTGGGAATCTGTTAACAACATAGTTGCCAGACTCTTCAGACGTACGCTGTTCCATTGTTTTAGCGATTTGGTTATACTGAGTCGTAGTTTTTCTACGAACAACGCGGCCAGCAACATATTCTTGTATAGCAAAGAATGTTTCGTCGAGCGCAGCTTGTTCCGTTGTCAATACCGCTAATGATGGAATTAACTGCAGTCTATCTGCACCTGGCGCATTTTCATTGCTGAAACCATTTGCGTTATCAAGAAGAGACGAATCAGTGTTATAATCTACTAGTTGCTCAACGGTCTTAAAACCAACAACAACTCCATCTGGGGCGTTACTGTATTTAGAAACGATTGTTAAAGCATTTGTAAAGCGAATGAAATGCCCTTTTTGATAGATGATACCTTCGCCGCATCTAACACCGTAACCATTGTTAACAGCCGTGGTAGATGTTTCGCCTGATACACCACCAGCCGCGGTAAGTTTATGGAATAGAGTTGAGCTGTATTCACCAGTCACTTCATTTTGTGGATATAGACTAATTTCTTCAGTTGCAGAAAACTTACTGATGTTGGTGTTGGCACTGAGCGCGCCCTTCGTGTATTTAACAAAGAGTGTATTTAGGTTTGGAGTCTGTGTTTCAAGACCATACTCTGTAGCAATAACAATTGCTTCAAGTCCAGTAGTTTGACCAACAGCTTTCATGCCAACATAAAGATTTACGTCAGTGGGAGTTTCTGTACCGGCACTAGTAATAGCAATGTCTCGTACTTTAACATACGCAAGATTACGTTCTTCAACAAAGTTACCACCTTGAACGATTGTGCCTTCGGTAAGAATATTGTTACCAAAGCGTTCGATTTGATTTTGAAGAATTGTTTGAAGTTGCGTAAGTTCTCTTGCTTGTACAGCAACAGCAGGCTTGAACAAAACACGATGATAATTATTCGTTTCATCAAAATCGTCGAAGTACGGCGATTGGTTGAAGTCGGTATTAAGACCCATTTGTTACTTCCTCTTAGAATTCAATAATTAGCTTGACGCGTTCTGTTTGGTCTGCATTTCTCGCAATAGGAACCATATTTTCCACATACATAATTTCAGCACTGCCATCTACTAATCTGTTTTTAGAAATATCAAGACCAGTTAAACTTGCAATCGCGTGAGATGTTTGACCACTGAAAGTATTTATAGTGTTTGTTAATATGTCAGAGAGCAAGAAGCTACCGACTACGTCTGTTAGAGCTATAATTTTTGTTGAACCACTCACAGGAGTAATTTGATGTACATTACCGACTGCAGTAGCATCAAAAGTGGCATCAAACTTTGTAACATTTACTGGTGTTACTGAACTATCACCGGTGATAGTATAGCCGACTGCAAAATTACCAGTTGTGTTTGTAAGAGTTAGAATATCTATAAATCTAGCGATAACCTTACCAGTCGCCCCAGTCGTATCTTGTGTAACAATTTCACCGTCCACGAATGTATAAGCTGATCCTGCAAGAGATAGTTTTACAATTTCTGTCTGAACAGTATTTAGACCAGCCTGAACAACTTGCTCATCTTGTACAAACGTTCCGTCAAGAACACTTACAGTGTATAGTTTTCTTTGATCAAAAGTTTCAAAAGTACGATCAATAGAGTTAATATATGCAGACTGTGATGAAGTAATACCCGTAAGTGCTGTATTAGCAACTAAAATATCTGACGTAGCAAAAACGCCTGAGATGTTTGTCAACGTGATATTGTTAGACGAACGATCATACACTGTACCAGAAGCACCTGTTGAAATTTGAATCACTTTTTCACCAGCAGTGAATGTTTCTGATCCAGTATTGAGCGTCAGTGTACCTCTTTCAAACAGAGGATCTTTAAGAAGAGTAATTTTTCTAAAGTCATTTGCTGTAGGAATTGTTGAACTTTCAGACCCAGCGAAGTCAACAGAAATACCTACTCTGTATCCGTATAGTTCATTGATAATGTCTGATCCATGTCCACCTGGCGGAGAGATAATAGGTCTTACAATCGCTGATGTTGTTGTGCTTGCGCTTACAATACCAGTGTTTCCGACTACTACTATATCTGCAAATGTATATCCAGAGCCACGAGAAATAATGACTACTTCAGAAATAGACCCATTTGCGACTTCAGCTCTAGCTAAAGCATTTTGCCCATCTCCCGAAATAATAACACGCGGGGCAATTTTAAATACGCTGTTACGAGCTGGTAGAGTATCAAAAGCCCTATCAACAAGAATACGTCTTTCTCCACCAGACGTGTAATAGTCAAGAATGGTTCTAATTTCTCCGTTACCCGCACCTTCATCTATATAGATAGAACAATTATTATAGAAACTTGAATTGCTCGACAACGTCATTGAAGAACTCTCAAGTGCAAATATAAGGTTGTTACCTCCTACTGCTGATTCCTTAATAGTACCTATCGCATAACTTTTATACTGCGCACCAGCATTTGAAATAATTACCGTATCAATAGAACCCGATATTGCGTTAGCAGTAACATCCTGATTAACAAATATTGGTATATATTCCGTCGTTGCAAATTTTATATATTGAGATGGGGTCACCGAATACATATACTTCCATTCGTAACCGTCATCTTTTTTATAGAACTCATCTTCCGGTGATGTTTCAGAAAATAATGGTTGACTCGTCGATGCAATGCCACCGTTATTGTTCAAGCATTTAAATATGTGATAATTACCGGCTTCTTGCGAGACTACGAAAAAGTTTTTCAAATATAAGTTAGAACTTTTGTCGTCGTACATATCGTACACAGTACCAGATATCCACTGTACATTTCGAATCATATGGACCACATCGGACGGAGTCACATGTTTACCAAAAACAAGTTCATCATAAAGATTATAATGTGTAGAATATACATCAGTCAAAGCGTCTGGTGGTGTTGCATCACTTGGAAATGGTTGACTTCTATGTGCACCCACGAAATACACAGTATTCTGTGGTTCACTAAATGATTCTAAGAACTGTGCTGCGGAGTGAGTTTTAAAGTTTGGAGTAATGATTTTTAGTGACATTAGTTATTCCTTAGGCTGCAACAGCTTTGATTACCGCGTAGTTAATAACAGGTGCATCTGACGCAGTACCACCTGTTGTGTAGAACGTTACGTTAAAACTACCTGCTGCTACAGCAGTTACTAACAGTATGTATAGGTTTGTCCCAGACTTCTGATTAAGAACAATAGTATCAGTTGCGGCAACTGTCGAGTT